AAAGTTACTTCATTTCCGGAATGAGGAAGTATAAATGGAAATTCATTAGTACGAGGTGTTTTAACTAAACTTTCGTCTAATTTTTTCTCTTCAAGTGTAGTTAAGTCAATAGTTACGTCTTCAGCAACCCCAGTTGAACTAGGAGTATATTTAAATACATAATCTTTTCCATAACCTAAAACTCTAGCTGCAATCATAATTGCATCTTTATCACAAACTAATAAATCTTCGTAGTTAATTTTTGTTACAATCATTGATTGTAATAATTTATCTACTACTGTACCTTGTCTGAGATAGTTTTGATTAGTTAAAATATCTTCTTCTTTAGCAGTCATATATTTCATTTCAATACGACCTGTTGCTAAAGGACTACCTTCAGCATATAGTAACCCCTGTGATGGTAATTCTATTGTTTCTGTAGGGAATTTAAATTTTGGTGTTTCTTGTGTAACTTGATTTTCCATAATAACTTTAATGTTTATTATACATATTTTAAGATAAAAAAAGCTTACCGAATGGCAAGCTTAATTTTATTTTTACGTTTGTATTTAATTAGTAATTTAGGATACAATAATCCATACCTAAACTAACTGAAATTTCTTGAGCTGCGTTTTCATCATCCCAACCATAATCACCAAAGTTTGCAGTTTTAATAAATGCTCCTTTAATAATCCATTCACTTACTATATCACCTACAGGGCCCAATACGTTGATAGTTACATCTTTCTTATAGAAATCAGAATAACCATCACGACCAGTTACTGATTCGTGGTGTAGACGCACCCATTCCATTACAGCTTGAGCACCAGATGGTGTGATAGGATCAAATAAAGTCATGTCTATGTCTTTCCATTCTGCTTTTCCTTTAATTTTGCGATAAACGTTAATGTGGTTTAATTTAATTTCACCCATTTCAACGTTTACAGCACCTATTTTTTTAATCATGTATGTAGGGATGCCATCAACGTACATAATGAAGCGATTTTTTACCTTTGGTTCAAATGCGGTAAAAAATATTTCGTTTGGACTTAATACTGCCATTTTATTTTGTGTTTAGTTTTGTTTATTATACGTATTTAATTTTTAAAAAATCTTCCCCTTTTCAGGGGAAGAATTTAAATTATTAGGCTGGGAAAGTTGCGCCAGTTGGAGTAATGATAAAATCTAAGTAGATAAATTCAGCAGTTTTAGTAGGCTGAACATAAATCTGACCTATTAATTGATTTCTATCAATTACAGCAGCTGTATTGTTTGTATCATCCATTACCACTTTAAATGCATACAAACCTTGTCTTTGTTGTACTGAAGATAAGTATGGATTAACTTGGCTTAAGAATATGTTTCTTGTAGCAATTGTATTTTGTTCAAATACTAATGTATTAGCTACTTGAGAAATATATGATTTAAGAGCAATTAACAAACGACGAACGTTTACACGATCAAGAGCAGATGGTTTTTGTTGTAAGGTTTTCTGACCATATACTACAATACCTTGACCAGGGAAAGTAGCTATTGGATTAACTTTACCATTGTAAAGAGCATCACGAGTTGATTGGTTTAATTTTTGTTCAACACGAATTACAGTTCCTAAACCACCACGATTAATACCTGCTGGTGCGAACCAAGGTTCAGCTACTGAGTCGTTGTAAGCATATACACCTATAATCATTGTAGAAGCTGGAACCCAAACGTTTTTACCAGTTCCTGGGTCAAGAATTTGACACCATGGCCAGTATGAAGCAGCATATGAAGTATCACGTGAAGCAGCTTGAGTAATTGCTGAAGTGTAAGTTGAAGAATAATCTACTGGGTCAAGTACAAAAATATTATCACCACGTTGTTGAGTGTTTGTAATTATTGTACTGATTGTGTTTGAATGTAATTCATTTATTACACCAGGAGTAATTAAAATGTTAAACTGATAATCATCTTTGTTGCTTAACAAGTTAACCATATTAGTATAGCAACCTGCATCTAAACCTTGAGTATTATTAGCAGTAATAGCTGTGTAAAAATTAGCTCCACCTTTTATATCACCAGTAGCACCATTAAATGAGCCACTAGCTGCTAAAGGAATAGAAGCAGTATATTGATTTTTAGCTACACCCGTATTATCTAAATAATCTGGGGTTAATAAGTTAACTGATGATACATAAACAAATTTTGAGTTGTTTGCAAAGCTACCAGTTAATTCAATTTGATTAGTACTAGAATTGTAATTGTAAACATAATCACCAATTACTTTAGATACGAAGTTAGGTGATTTAGGATCTAATGATAAACCAGTAAATGTTTCTAACACTATTTTACTGTTAGTAATATCATTACCTTGACGAATTAATAAATCAAAAGTACCAGAAGAAGTACTTGGGTTAACAATTTCCCAACGGATATTATCAACAGATCCACTTATTAAAGCACCAGCAGAATCTAATGCTCCAGAATTGTTCATAATAATACCTTTAGATATTGTTTTAAGAACAAATGCTGGTTGAGAAGTTGATTGTGTACTAGCGCTGATAGCAGTACTTGTAGCTGAGGTATATGAACCTGTTACTACACGAGCTACTAATAATGAGTCTCCACCATTATTAAAATAATTGTAGGCCGCTATTGAAGTAAAATACGAATAAGTATCACTACCACTAACCAATACATCACCAAATGTGTTAACATAATCACTATAAGATGATACTACAGTAGGTAGTTCTACTGGACCTTTTACTGTAGGACCTATAATTGCTGCGCCTACAGCTACTGGTTGGGATGATACTTGTGAGCGGTCGATTTCTCTAGCAAGTACACCAGGAGATATTAAAGTTTCTGCCATGTTTTTAGATATTTAATTTGTTTTTGTTGATTATAAATATCCAAAAAGGGCTCAAAAACTAGCCTAGTGACGTAATTTCTCCCGTCTCGATATTGATATTTACAGACCCGTATTTATTTTGGAGATTTTGGGTAAACCCAACCTCAGATGCACGAACTTTTTTTAATTCGTCTATTAGTATCTGTTTTTGTTCGGCAATGATTTGAAATTGATATTCAAGTTGACCAAACTTTGTAATTAATTCTTGTGTAGATGAATTTAATTGTTTAAGAGTATTAAATTCTTCTTCAAGTAAAAATTTTTTTTCTGCGTTGTTTTTTTCTACGAACATAATAACATTAATTTATAACAAGTTTATTAATTTCCAAATTTAATTTGTTTCTTTTGATGGAGGAGGTGTTTGATTTATGTTACTAGTAGACTCTACACCAAACACAACTTTAGTAATTGTAGGTATTTTCTTAATAGCATTTAAATCTTTTTGCATGATATCTGGGATTAGGTATCCATTTAATTTGATGTCAAATGTACTTTTAATTGCTCTATCTTGTCCATCATTTACTTCTATAGTTGTAGCAAATGAATCAATCATTGCTCTAAATTTAAAACGTGCAGGATCACCCCAATACGAATCAGAAGCATAATTAATTGTTTCAACAATTTTATTCATTTGTTCTACATAGTAAGTGTATATAACACAGCTATATTTTATTGTAACATAGTCAGGTATTACTACCGCATATTGTTCTTTTTCAAGTTTAATGTTATTTAGTACATTAAATGGAGTATAAAAGTTTTTTGATGAATATGTTTTAGTTAAAGAACTATACAAATTTGGGTTATTTGCATCTAATTTATTTCCTATATTTCTAACTTTAGTTAAGTCATCTCTTTTAAATACTAAAAGTGGTGACATTATTTTACCATTTTTATCCCTGTAGTATCCATCTTTTTGAACCATTTTCCACTTCTCAGGATTACCGTAAACTATAGGAACTGCTATTCGTTGACCATTTTGTATAACAAATGGTTTTATTACTTCAGTAAAATAATAGTAAATTGCTTCATCAATATCTTGAATACCTAAAGTAAATGGTTTTGTATCGTCTCCTTTAAAACTTAACTGTTGACCTCTATTTATACCTTCAGCTTTATTAGGATTTCCTGTAGGTTGAAAACCCGGTCCTCCTTGTTGGTAAGGTTCCTGTTGAGAAATACTAATTTCTCTTTGAGTTTTAGGTGTAGGTTTTCTATTTGCCATTACGATCTTTCTTTAGTTAAGTTTACTTTATCTGCAGGTATGTAATGAGCTACACAAGTTATAGAAACTGAGTAGCCAAAGTTTTCTAAGCCTGGGTTAAGTGGGTTAGTAGCATATGGATAGTCAGGATCTTTACCTACAAACAATTGGTTGTCGTATGATTGTTCTATTTCAAAATATCCTTCTTGATACATTATGATATCACCTAATTCAGGATAAACACTAGCCTCTACTAAATCATCTCTTAAAAATGAAAAAGTCATAGTTCTAGAATAATCTCTGCCTATATCTGTATTTTGAAATGTAGGATCAGTTCTTGTAATTCTACAGTATAAAATAGTAGGTTCAGTATAATATCTGTAACCTGTAGATTCACCATAAATGTTAGAAACTGTTTTTTCTAAATTTACTTTATAAAGCACGCATTGTTGAGACATAATATCCCCCAACAGTTCCCTGTTAACTTTTCTCAACATTGAAACGTCTCTAGATGATCCAAATAGTGCCATATTATCCTATATAAATGGTCATTGGTGCTTGACCTAATTCACTTTGACGAGCTACAGTTTCAGCTGCTTTTCTTTCTAACATTTTTTGATTTGAAGTATCGTCTAAAAATGCTCTTAATCTTTCAAGTAAAGCTGTTTTTTCAGCTGTAGCAGCAGATATTAAATCTGATTGATTTAAAGTAACTTCAGCTCCTGGGATAGGTACCTGTGTATATTTTCCACGAACGTATCCTAATATTTCTTTACACAATGATAAAGTGTATTCAAATATCCATTGGCGACCAATAGAATTTATTCTTGAATAAACTGGGTTTTGATAACCAGCGTTTGATGGATTTGTAATAACAGCAGCCGAACCAGTATTTACAATTGAATCTAGTCTATCTTGTAATTTTATATATTGAAAATAAATGTTAACTCCGCTTTGATCTGGAATTGGGAATATTCTTAATTTATTGTTTATAAGTTCAAATGAATAGGCTGATTTTCTAATAGTATCATTAAATTCAATTGCTTGAATTACTTGTACATCATAATTTACAGGCATTAAAACAAAGTTAACAGATGGAGAATAGGCTCCAAAACCAAAACTATCCATTAAGTTTTGAGTACCTAAACCTGTACCAGCATATGGATCGTAAAAACGAGTTACTGCTGGAGGACCATAATGAAATATTCTTTTAACTTCAATTCCACCCGAAATGCTATTTGCTGTTGCCCATCCTGCTAAATCGTAATCTTGAATACTCGCTGTTGTAACAAATGAGCCACTATACCAAGTAACATTTCCACCTACACCTGCTTCAACTCCATATTGTTGAGACATTCTAATAATGTTTGCTAAACTAGGAGTAATAAGAGCAGTACTGAGGTTAG